AGGGCAGTGATGTCTGCATAGCCCTGATGGTCTAGGGTTCCACACATCATTATCAAAAGCCTGTTGCATCCGTTCATGGCGTTTAAACCATTTCCCCCACATAGCTACAGAGTTGTCTATATGATAAGCATCATCTATCAGCTCCTCGGCTACAACAAAAAGGAGTGCTGCATTTACGTATTCAATATCAGGATATTCTTTAAATATACACAAAGCCATCAGTTCAAGCTGGTCTTTGTCAGCGTACCGTGTAGACTTACCTGTTTTATAATCAACAATCCACGCTCGCTGCGCGAGTATATCTATAATAGCCAAATCCACTATGCCACGAAACCATGCTTTTTTATCGTAGAACCCACAAGGTTTTAACTCTTTTGTCAGCCCCATCTTCTTCTCACAGAGTTTTACACCTCTGATATCTTTAAGCTCGTCCAACGCAGGCTGTATATATTTAAATCTCGCATCAATCGGCACGTCTGCTTTAACATAATCTTCTGCCGCTTTGTGCATGGCTGAACCATAAAGCATAGCTTGCGTTTCTTCTTGCGGATATTCTTTGAGAACCGACATGTGATAAAACTGTTTCGGACACGTCTCAAAACTTTTTAACCTACTAAAAGACCAAGCCGCCATTACTCACACTCTCCATATGATACTCCAACACCGCTTTCACAATTAATGGGCAAACCTTTCGCCCACTCTGGTGTTTCACGCATACAACTCTCCACGTATGCCCTTGCGTCTGTTAACTCTGCATTCTTTACGCAACAAACAATACTGTCATGCACTGTCAATACTACACGATATCTCTCTGCAATCTTCAACATCTGTTCACCAATGATACAGCGAGCAATAGCTTGGCATACATTCTCTACTACTTTACCGCCATATATTCGAGTGCGTCCTTCTCTTGTTTTGTAACTATAATGAGTACGATTTTCTTCAGTTGTACCATGTAAATCATTGTAGAACATTTTTAGTTTGGATGGCAGTACTATGGCGTTCTCTTCTACGTCCAAACCAAGCACGTTCTTGCGCCCAAATCTAAATGGTTTGTTATCGTACATGTCTCCTATACATTGGCCCGCCTGTTGCCAAAGTTCTGGTATACATGGATACGTCTCTCTGTATACACTAATAATGCGCTTTGCTTCCGCCTCGACTACTTCGTACCCAAAAGTTTTAAGCTGTACCCCGAACTTCAGATACCCCATTCCATACCCTGCCCCCAATATGGTAGTCTTACCTACAAACCTTTGGTCTTTCGTTACCTGATCTTCGGGAACATTGTAGATTGAACTTGCCATTTTTATATACACATCTTCGCCATTAGCAAACTGACTAACGAGATCGTCCTGCTCGGACAACCATGCTAACACACGTGCTTCTATCTGTGAGCTGTCTGCATCTATGAGCGTATAACCTTCGGGTGCGTGTATACTACTTTTTAATTTTTTTCCGTTAACACCCCGACTTGGTAGGTTTTGCAGGTTGATTTTATCATCGCCACCCCATCGTCCTGTGTGTGCGGCGTAGTAACGAACTGGTACCGGGAGCAGGCCACGCTTACCTATCCCTATAAACCTCTCTGTACGAGTTTCCTCTAAGGTACTTTTCGTACCCAACCTTGCAATAACCAGATTTCTAACCTTTTCATCCTTGTGATCTACAAGAGCCTTAAACCCTTCGTCAGACTTGGCAAAAGCCAAAGTTTTTTTACCTGTGCGTGGGCTAGTTTTCATCGGTGGTTTTACACCAAGGTTTTCAAGTAATACCGCGAACTTCTGATTAGACATCAAATCTTCACGCGAACAAGCAGCGGTCTTTAACAAGTCAGTCTTACGCATACGTGTCTCCGTGAGATGTTCTTGGAGAGACGGCAGATCTAGACGTAGCGTAGGTTCTATATACATACGCAAAGTAAGATCAATCAATTCGAGTTCCTGCTGCGGAAACGTAGGCTGCATATATCTAAATATTTCGTAGGTCAGGTCAACGTCATTGATCGCATAGTCTGCAAACCTGTCTAAGTCTTCTCTGGTAAAATCATCCAAGCGTTTACCCATAGTATTCTGTACTTCTTCACCCTTAACTCCGACACCATATCTCTCGGCTACATTTTTTAGGGATGCGCTTTGTTCTGTTCCATGTAACGCTCTTGCCATACATAAGGTATCGAACCATGCCAGAGGTTTCACACCATAATGCCAACTTAGTATAGCACCATCAAACATCGTGTTGTGACAAAGAATAATACAGTCAGAGAAGTCTGCCTCTGATAAGAAACCTTGCACGGGGGGCGCTCCTTCTATCCACATAGTAGGATCGCTATCAATCTTAATAGCAAGACCTATCACTTCAAACCGTTCATCGCGTACATACTCTTCAGTTGTAAGTTTACGTAGCGAATATTGTCTGTCGTAATAGGTCTCAAAGTCTAGAGTAATTAGTCGCACTGTTGGCTTATTTCACCACTCAATGCCATGTACCCACAGGCATCTTCATAGTTTTCTATATTTTCATCGTTCTGTCGTATACGTGCCATCTTTAACATTGCCATCATTATCGCAACATCATGTGGTTCAATCCAATCAACGCCGAGATGCGCGTTCCAATACGCGGCTGTAGTTCGAAAATTATCCAAGGCATCACCATGTTCTGCTGCACGATCTGTCGTCACAAGTATTTTAGCGTTGGTCAAAATTGTTTCACGTGAAACAACATCATTTAAAGGTAGTTCAGCCTGTTTATCTACTGGCTCTCCATCACTAGCGCTTGGCCGAGTTAGTAATCCCGCTTGGTAAAACTTCTCCATCTCTGCTGCTATGTTGTTAGCTTTTTCTAACTCTGCTG